CTCGCCCTGACCTTCACTGGTAGGGATAAGGTGCAGGCACTCTTCCGAACGACGAAAAATCAGACCAAAGGCTTCGTTGAAAATCCTCAGCGCATTAACACCACGGATTTTCAGTTCCCCGGTCATGGTGTCGCCGCCACGCTCAACAGCGCCTTTTGCCTTATCCATTGCGGCTTTTACTGCCTTTGATGTGGCGGCGCGGTCTTCTGCGTCGCTGTCGGTGGAGTTGCTGTACTGCGCAAAGCCTTTCTCCTTCAGTGTTGCGTCCGGATGACGGCGGGATTTTTCGTGCTCTGCCAGTGCATTGCTTTGTTCTTCATCGGGCGTCTGTGGACGTAAATCCTGTAAGCCTTCTGATGTCAGTTTCGCAAGTGGCGCGACAAAGTGTCGGAAGCCGTTACCGTCTGTATAGGACGCATGTTCCTGGCGGGCGCAGAACGTAAAAACGGTATTCCATTCGCCGGTAACAAATCCCTGCCAGCTTGCATCAATCCAAATGGTATCCCCGACCGCAGCCGGCAGGCTGTAAGGTTCGCGCAGACTGACGCGCAGACCTCCCACATAACCCACGCCGGCGGCAACAGTAGCGGTACCATCCTGATAGCTGACCTGAAAACCATCCCCCAGAAAAGCGGCTTCACCGTAGTGATCAAACGCCAGCAGCCGGCGGGCCTCATCCATTCCTGCAAGGCGTGCAGTGAAATCAATCTGCCAGACATCAGCACTGACATCGATATGCATTGCTGCGGCTGCGCCGTCAAACTCCATGGAAAATGTGCGGATCAGGTTGTTTCCCTGCACGCCGTTCGCTGTTTTAATTTTTTGCTGACGAGGTGTGTGCGCAATCATGCAGAGCACGCCGCTTTCTTCGTTCAGCAGACCGATCCAGTTGTATTCGAAGTCGCCGACTGTCGTGTCCAGAATGATGGAAAACGCGGTCGCGTTCGGCGACAGGAGGCCGTACTGGGTGACCGGCGCACGATACTGAATCATGGATTCATCAGGGAGTATCTCATCGCGGGGGATCTCTGCGGATTCATCCTGTCCCGGAATATATGCAAAAACAAATGTATCCGGGCGCGCAGGTTTTCCACTGATGAGCTGATTCGCACACCAGTGTTCGTACTGTTCAGTAATAATCGTGCTCATGCTTCGTCTGCCTGTAATGTGTAATGCTCCACGGACAGGCCGTAATGTCCTGCCTGTAGCGAAGCGGTTAACCAGATGGTGTCCTTTCTCACCGTTGCTTCTGCTGTGTGATACCTGTAATGGCCATCAAATGTGCCGGCTGTCAGCCGGGCAGTGGTTGTATTGATTACCTGAAAGAAATAGCGCCTGCAGGTACGACCATACTGGCGCACGAGCTGCATCATCAGCGCGTTGTTTTCACTTAACTGGGTGTCATTAATGCGCAGTAAAATAACGTCCCAGTCATGCTGCAGTTGCCGTTCCAGTGTTTTAACGTCTCCCACGCCAAGACGCTTAAAGATGCGTTCGAAGCCGGCGCGTTCGCCAGAGTCCTGAGCGTTAATAAACGCGTGTTTCACCCTTAAGCGAAATAACGAAACCGGCTCTCCTTTAAATCGGGTGATATTGCGCTGATAAGCCAGCAGGTTAAGTAAAGGTTCTGCGCAGGTGTCGACATCAATCTGCTGTAGTGGCCACGTCAGCCAGCTGTATACCTTTTCCCAGTAGCGATGCGATGAATGTGCCAGCGTTAACGGCTCGCCTTTATTCATCCAGGTGGGGAGCGGGAATTCAGGGATCTCCGGAAGTTTCACGCGCTCACCTCCACAGTAAGGGATTCCAGACGAGGAACAGCCAGATCACTGAGAATATCCGGAAGAGAAAATGTAACCGACTCCACCTGTGGAAATACCTGGTGGATCTCTTCGCCCAGTCTGGACATGCTGAAACGGCTATACGGCCATGTTTTCTGAACGTCATAATCGCTGTTTTCTCGAAATGCACAGCGAACCAGATTTTCCACATTGCGCAATAACGTCTGAATTTCCTCATCGCTGAGGTTCAGCGTTGCATATAACCAGAGTGTCACGGTCAGGGTGTGGCGTGTTTCAGGCATGGAAAAACAGCGCAGATCATCACCGTGTCCGTGATGACCTTCATCGTTAATGAATGCGTTTACTGCATCAACGAACGGTTCGGATGCGATGCCGGTATCCAGCAGAATGTAAGCATTTGCTGTGCCGGGGCCGCGTGGTGCGTCATGCAGAAAATAGATGCGGTCGGCACTGATGCCGGCAACGCCGGCAATTAATCCCCGGTAAACTGCATCGGTGTGATAAGCGCCGGCAAGATTAAACTGATTGCGAACACGATCACGCAACTCGTCATCGCTTTCTTCGTTGGCACCCGGTGTGGTCAGCCAGTTTTCATCGTTCTCAACGCCGGCAATACCATCAATCGCCACCGGAAGGATGCGGTAATATCCCGGCGCAAGGTTAAAGCCGGCTCCGGCCTGTTCCGCAGAAACATCGATGTTCATGCTGAGTGTTCCTGCCGGAATAACGGTATCCCTGACAACGGTCAGCGTATAAATCACGCCGTTAATGCGTTCTGTCTGAATCTGCGTACCGGCCGACACGGTAACTGCGCGATCAATGTCGTTTTTGGTGAAACGAATCTCGCCGGCTGCGTGCGTGGCGGCCTTGCGTTGCAGGTTTACCGCCCAGGCAAAAACATCAACGAATACACCGCTGGCATCAGCCAGAAACAGGTTTTTCATCACCACATTAACCAGCGCATCTTTCAGCCACATCACGGGTTTTGTGGTGATAGCTGTAATCAGTCGCCAGAACGGCGACATGCGGGAAGTGTTGGTGATAAGCCCTTCGTCTTTGACAATGGCTTCAAATTCAGCGCGAGCCTGTTCTTCGGTTACCGGCATGCCATTATCAGCCAGAATGCGCTCGTAATCTGCAGTAGGTTTGCCGTTAATCATCAAGAGATACCGTAAAAGTCAGGGGTTCAAAAAAATCTTCGGTGTGGGCGCTAATCAGCAGGCGACCAGAAAGCGGGGTTTCTTCTGTCACACTGACCGTGCCAGGCGTAATACGCTCATCATCTTCAATCAGCAGTGTCATCTGCATCATGATGTCGGCACGAAGCGTCGGGCTTTTTTCAGCCAGCAGGCGCGTTGCCAGTCCGCTCTCAATGATGGCGTGCTGGCAGTCCTGGGCAATACTTTCCCTGTTGTTGCATAACACCGGCTCACTGGCGCTGTTCAGCGTGAGATTGCGGCCGGTGATGAGCAAATCAATGTAAAGCGTTTTATCAGTATGCATGCAGCTCCATCCACTCGTTAAGACGGGCAGGGGATGGATCCTGCACATTGACGTTGACCACACGACGGGAGTTGTCGATGGTGGTCTGGTTTTCGCTGTTGTTCTGCATTTCTGCCGCAATGCCACCCGGCCCCGCGCTGATGGCTTTACCGCCGGTTAATACGGAGCCTTCGCCACTTCCTGTGCTTTCTGATGTGCCGATGTTAACGCCGGGGATCATGTTGAGTTTGTCCACAATCCAGCCCCATGAATCACTGAAGGACTGTTTCACCAGTTCCCAGAGGTTGCTGAAAATAGCCAGGATCCCGGAAGCCAGATTTTTCAGTGAATCTAGGGGGTGAGTAATATCCAGGCTGTTCCAGATATCCTTATACCCCTGCAGAATAATGAGCAGGGCCTGCCACACTTTTGATAACAGTCCGAGCATGATTTCAGTGGGCGTCAGGATCCAGTTGATTGCTGTGGCAACGATACGGCCAAAAGACGCACCGGCATCGCTGGCGCGTCCGAACGCTTCGCCCGTCAGTTCTACCGGTGTGAGTAAATTCATCAGCCAGTTAAATGCTGTTTTGATGGCATCCCATACAAAACCAAAAACAGCGCCGATATCGGCCAGAATGGGAGAGCCAAGTGAAATAGTCTTCCATGCATCGCTGAACCCCTGAATGAATCCGCTGAAAAACGCTTTGATGGGTTCCCAGAATTTCCAGACAAGAGCAACAACTGCTGCAATGGCTGCACCAATAAGCAGAATGGGCCCGCTCATCATCAGCATGGTGGTAAGAAAGCCGCGTCCTGTCAGCATTGAAACCAGCATGACCCTGTTCAGATATTGTTGTGCAGCGGCATAAGCCCCTGTTGCAGCAGCGGCCAGTGTATTTCGCAATGCGCTTAACCTGAGAAGCTTTATTAAGCCTGTTACGGGGGCAATCAGCCCTTTTGTTACAAAGCTGAACAGTCCCATGATGATATTGCTGAGAGCGCCAACGGTTGCGAGGCTAAGAAAAGTCCCCGCCAGTAAACCAATTGCGCGCGTGATGTTTGGATACAGACGTAACCAGGCAACAAAGGATTTGCCGCCTTCGTTGCTTTTCTGGATAAACGGGTACAGAACAGGCAACAACTGCGTGCCAATTTCGATGCGAATGCCGTTAATAATTGCAGCGGCCTGTTCCCATGGATCGGCCATGGCTTGTGCCATTTCGACAGCCTTATCCATACCTTTGATATTGCCCAGCGTGGCGATATTCTTTTCAAGTCCGCCAATGTCCGCATTGAGTAATTTAATCATGGCCACAGCTTCATCGGAGCCAAAGGCGCTTTTCAGCAAATCGGAATCAGCCACTTTTGACAGATCACCAAATTTGCCCCTGATAAGTTTCATGATCTCGACAACACTTTTCATCGTGCCGTCTTTATTCACGAAATTAAGCCCCAGCTTTTTCTGGGCGCTGCCTACTGCGGCAAGAAATGCTTTGTATTTCGTCCCTGCCTCGCTGCCACTCATGGTGGCCTGTAGTTGTCCCAGCACGGCGAACTGTTCAGCCGCATCAATACCGGCCGCTTTTGCACTGGCACCCAGCGTGGTGAACGCCGCTGACATGTTATCGCCGGTTGTTTTAAACATTTGCACGGCGGTGGCGGTTTGCCCGGCGACCTGCTCCACCCATTTGCTTTTTCCCATGGCATCAGCCTGGTCTTTAAAGATGCCGTACATGGTGCCCATGTAGGCGGTAATGGTCTGGCTGCTGGATTTGGTTGCTGCTGCCACCGTTGCTGATGCGGTGGTGAAGCGGGACAGCTCATCGTCAGTTAACCCGGCAATGGCTGACTGGATGTCGTATGACGCACGCACAAAATCCTGCGCAGCCCCGCCGTATTCCATAGTGAAATCAACGGCGGCGCGGCTGAGTTTACGCAATCCGGACTCTGCGACGCCCAGTGATTTCACCTCACCGAGCGCCCTGTCCATTTCAATGGCTGGCATCAGTGCCCCCTGAATGGCTGCACCCACTCCCCAGAGCGCAGCGCCTCCGGTAGCAATGTCCCGAAAGGCTCCCCGACTTGTTGCAGCAAATCCCTGAACCTGTCGCCCGGCTGCACGCAACGGCCTTGTCAGGCGGTCTGTCAGTTCAAGAAGTAATTCAAGGCGCTGTTGTGACATTACGATCCCTTAAAAGCACGGATAATGCCGTTATTGACGGCGATGCTCATATTTTCCCAGTAGTGGTTATCCAGCCAGACGGCGGCAGCCAGTGACTGCGGCGAGTCATCCTCGCCGGGCAGCCAGTGGCGGCGCAGAATCAGCATCCGGGTAAGGTCATTGCGATCAATGGCTCCCAGATGGCTTTTTATTTTTTTACGGTGATTTCCACTTCCGGCACAAACTCGTTATTCACGGCTGTTGCCAGGCTGGCCGGCATTCCTGGTTTTTCCAGCAGCTGGTTCAGCAGATCGCGGTGCTCTTTAATCACGATACGGCGCAGGTAGTTTTTCAGCGGCGCGATTTTGTTATCCGGCATGAAGTCGTTCTGCAGGTCGTTGTAGGCTTTTACGGTCGGGATAAACGTCAGTTCATGCTCGCCGACCTGTAAAGTGATGGTGTTCTCTGCGGTAGTCTGGGTGTTTTTATCGTTCATCATCATTTCCTTTTAAAGTCAAGAATAAGAGGGCTTAATAAGCCTGCAGGAAGGCTTATTAAGCGTAAAATCAGCGCACGCCGTCGTGCTCAAGGCTGAAATGATTGCCATCCGGGCGGTTTTTAAAACGACCGCCCCATGCGCCACCAAGGGATTCCCAGTACTCGCCCAGCTCGCGGTAGGCCTCTGTGCGGGTCTGATATTCACCGTTAATAAACAGATTAAAATCCACGGCCAGCCGCTGGCAGTGCAGGCTGTTGGCAATGCCGGATCCCTTTTGTGCGTTGAGTTTTGCCTGTTCTGGCGTGCGGTACGCCTCACCGAACGTCAGGCCATAACCGCGCTGATGGGCAAACTGGATGAGTTTTCCGATCATGACGGTAAATTGTTGTTGCTTATCGGAGAGTTTCATTTTTGCTCCTTATGAGGTTGCTGAGGTTTGCGCAGCCAGTACCACAGTGCCCGGATAATTTTCCAGGCAATGGCAGCGGCTTTTTGTTCCCTGCGGGACAACATTGCGGTTACTCCTCTTTGTTCTCTTTCTCGTCCAGCTTCCGGCGCATATGACGCAGGAAGATTTCAACAATCTGGTAACCGGCAACGCCCATTGCGGTGCCTGCGCCGGCAATGGCCAGTGGGTCAAGATTCGGGTAGCGAACCAGCAGGGCAGCGGCAGAAACACCCAGCGCGCTCCCCAGCAGGGTTCGGCCCACAAACAACCGCAACGTAATCGGCTCTGCGCCAGCCAGCACCCGACTTGCGGCAGCGATTCCGCCCAGAATGCCCAGAGTGATAATGGTGCGCTCATGCTCCTGCATGGTTCACCCCATCAGTCCGCGCACGTCGTTCTCTGAGAGAACGGGCACGCCGTTGATACGCACAAAGTCAGGGCTTGCCACCACGTACTTGATTTTGTGCGTGGTCAGATCTGCGCTCTCGGTGTCAATGCTTAACAGGCCGGAAAGCATCAGCTCACAACCGAAGGCTTCAACGCGGATTTCTTCGGTTCCCGTATTGGCGTAAAACACAAAATCCATTGGCGGCAGGTCACGCCACGATCCCGCCTGAGCAGCCACTTCCCCGAGCTGGTTAAAGCTGCGGGTACTCATTTCGATTTCACCTTCGGCACTGACAGGGCCGCGCAGTTTGCCGTCAGGGATGCCACGGGTTTTGGCAACGGCGCTTTCATCGCTGATGTCCAGTGAGATGCTTTTCACATGGATATCCGTTCCACCGATAAAAGTGTCAAACGCCATGCCGTTAATGCGGGTCGTCATGCGTTTTCCTCCAGAGATTTATCCAGCTGAATGCCCACTTTGATGGTTTTAGGGCAGGCGTAAGGGCGGACGACAATGCTGATGCTGACCGTCTTTTCGTCCTGCCAGGTGATAACCACGTCGCCTTTCCGGGGCGATTTCACTTCTCCCGGAAATGTGATGCCGTTAATTTGCGTGGATTTCGCCATGGCACGCAGTGGGCGGGCAAACAGCGTTTCATGTGCGGCAATGCTACCCGGCGTGCTGTTCAGCGAGCGATCTGCAATCTTGGGGATGGCTATCAGCCGCACGCGGCGCGCCACCTTATCAGCAATGCGGACATGCTCAATGACGTTGTAGTCCCCACCTTCCACTTCAAGTGTTACACCGTCAGCCCAGTAAAGGCCGTCATAGTCGGCATACCACATGGGCACGCTGTAGCGGGCGGTTGCCAGTGCCTGCAGGGTGGCGAGATCAATTGCCTGCCCTGCGCTGTCCTTCGGGCGTTCAGTGGTTTTCAGTGCGGACAGGCCCCCGGTTGCCACACGCGCCGGACTGTCAGCAATGGTGACGGCGCTGTTACACAGACGGCCGGCAAGAACGCCCGGTTCAAAGCCAAAAATTTCCGGAACCAGCATGATTTGCGGGGCGGCGATGCCTTCCTGTAGCGTGGTCAGTTCAGCAACGTAATCTGCCCAGGTTTTGCTGCAGTTATTGGCGGCAATGGTCAGAATGAACCAGATGCGGCGCTGATATTTATTGATGATGGTCTGACGTAACGCCTGTATGGCGTTGATGTCATCCTTCGTGCTGACCGGTTCGGTGATCACCACGCCTTCAACTGAAACAGTTTCCTGAGCCGCCAGTATGGCGTTCTGCCATGCCTGGCAGGCTGGCGTCGCTTCTTTGCCCCTGCCTGCTTCCGGCAGAACGGCAACATAGAAAAAGGCGTTCTGCCCGGCATTGGTCAGTGCGGACTGAAGGAAATTCTTCAGCGGGCTGGCGTTCGTTCCCAGCAGTTCATCCAGATCGCTGTTAGCGTTAACCGGCAGAACCTTACCTTTGTTGTTTTGTGCATTGCCCACAAACAGCAGTGTATTTTCCACGCCGTCCGGTGAACTGCTGAATGTGTTGTACTGTTCGATCGTGACAGATGGCCAGGTCATGATTTGTCTCCTGATTTTGTTATCTCGTGCCGCCGTAATGCAGGCTGCGCAATTGCGCCTCCAGAATGCGGGCAAATTCAGCGTTACTGGCTCCCAGAAATGCGCGGGAGGGAATTTTGATTTCCCATACACGTTTTTTCTGCTCGCCTTTCAGAATGCTGATCACCAGCCCGGCCTGCGCCATACTCATGTTTTCCATAATCCATTTCAGGGAAGGTTTTCTGTATCCCCTGCGTCCGGTTTTTTTGCTGACCGCGCCGACGGGGGCGCGAAAGCCCAGAGAAAGAAGGCGTTCTGCCTGCCGTCGTGTGGCGGGACGGGTGCGCATGGCTTCGCTGTCCCGGCGTTTTGTGGCGCGGCCTTTGATGGTTGCGCCGTGCTGTTGCACCCACGCAACCGCCCCACCATGAGAGCCGGTGTTGTAATCCCCTTTTTTGAAGAAAAGGCGGACACTTTTCCCGCTGCCATCAACCCTGATGGCCAGCAGTTTCGGCAGTCCCAGCAGCATTTTGTTTTTATACCTGCCGCTGGCTTTATCCGGTCTTTTTCGTGGTGCCCAGGCTGCCCCCTCCGGTGTTCGCTGTGCTTTCACATTGCGTCGTGCAGCCGGTATCAGGCCGTATTTCGCAATGCGAACCAACAGCTTTCTGGCCTTTGCCGGCGGAAGTTCTGCCTCTCTGATGGCGCGACGAACCTGCCGGAGTTGTGACTCGTTAATCACGGGGCGCGTCATGGCATCACCTGACAGTGAAGCTGATGCGCCTGAGCCACCCAGATTTCAGGCTTTTCCAGCTGGTAACGTTTCCCGCCTCTGGGGATGGGGCCGTTTTCGTCCTCAACCAGGGTGATGGGATCAACCAGCGGCAGACTGATTTCCAGCCATGCCACTTCATTTTCATCATCCACTTCGACGTCAACGGCTGGCGCATCCGGTGCCAGGCGCTGGCGCAGGTCGCCGCCGTTGTCTGCCAGCCAGGCTTCAACCAGAGAAAACACCAAATCCGGATTCAGTTTGCGGTAGGGCCATGCGTCCCATCGCAGAAAAGCCGTATATTTTCGAACCTGCGTACATAACTGCCCGTGCCCCAGCGACTTCGTAAACGGAACGAGCGTGATGTCATCCATGTCACTGGTGAACGGAATGCGTGCGCGTGCCGGCAGATTGTTTTCAATGAATGCCGTCAGGCTGGCGAGTTGCGTCATACCATTTCCTTAATCAATCAGCGCGATGGATGCACGTGGTCGGCCCAGCAGCGCCCGCACCGCCATGGCCGCTTCAGCCAGCAACGTCCGGCGACTCTCGCTGGCTTCTGATGAGGGTTGCGCCTCGCGCCGCCCCACGCTGGCAGATTCCGGCAAAAGATCGGCCTTTGCGCGTGCATACACGGCCTTGGTGTACAGTGCTGTAATGTGATTCTGCATCCGTTCAGGTTGTGCGCCTGTATTGCGCGGCTCTGGTTGCAACACGGTGTAACCCGGAATATCAGCGGCCCGGATGTAGCCCTGTTCCTGCCAGTATTCACGGCGTGCAGCCAGTTCAGTGTTAATCTCTGTTACCGCGCAAAGCAGCGCCGTCAGCACCGTTTCGTGTGACGTGACGGCGGGGATGCTGCGGCTCTTTTCAAAATCGCCGGCATCAATATCCGGCCAGAATCCATCGTTCTGAATAATGGCCTGCTGATAGTGAATGCTTTTCCCGTCAAACATGCTCACTCCGGGGAAAGGCGGGCTGACCGGTTTCCGCAGTGTGCTGATGGCTTTTGCCGGCACACCTCCACCGCGCCCGCCCGGTTGTTGGGAGTCGTTTACGTGCCCTGCAACGCGCGCAGTCTTGCGGCAATGCGCTGGCGCAGGGTTTTCACCTGAATTTTGGGATGCAGCCAGGCAGCCCGTTCCAGACACTGGTCGGCCTGTTGCAGTCTCTCCGGATCGTTAATTGCACTGGCCAGCGGTTTACCGTCATCGCCGCGCAGCAGCAGGACGCCTGCAAAGCGCCAGTAGCGGGCAGCAAGGCGTTCATTCACGCGCCATTTGTCACGGATTTTTTCAAACACCTGCTGAAAATATGGCGCGATACTGTTCCCGCGTTCAGCTTCGGTTTCTGCCCATTCAAGAATGAAATGGGCCACAAACGTTGGCAGCTCGCTTTTGAAGTTCTCCGGCGTCTTTTGCCCCTGCTCAATGGCAATGTCAGTCCACCGCAGCGCCATCTCAAACTGCCCGGTATCGAACAGCCAGATGATGCAGTACACCAGAATGGGATTCTGATAGACGCGTTCCCCCTCCAGATAAGCCTGTGCGTGTGGCAGCCAGCGGGGCAGCAGCGTGCTCCGCTTGAATTCCAGCTTGTCAGACAGCAGCTCCATGTTGTGCAGTTGTCTGATGTCGTTATCCAGTGCCAGCAGTTTAATGTGCTGACTCTCTGTGCTGATGGCGCGTCCGTCCGTTGTGGTCATGAGCGCCGCACGGCGCTCATCCATCTGTCGGGCACGTTGTCGCTGCATTGGCGTTGGCATACCGTGCGCTCCGTTTATCAGGCGATAGTGACCGCAGACTCATCCACGGCAGCATATAAATCCGGATCGCCCAGGGCGTACCCCTCGTAACGCCAGTATGAGTTTTCGAACTGTTTGCGATCGCCCACATCTTCCGCTTTACGACGGCGGGAATCCTTCAGCGTCAGGATCTGCAGGTTTGGCAGCATGGTCACCACCATACGCTTACCCGGCATAAACGGCGGAATGATGGCCTTGCGGCCTGCGATGTTCTTCGTCAGCAACTGTGCGGCCACTTTTTCGGTGGGCTTGTCCTCTTTGTTGTAGAGGCGTAGTTCTTCAGCAGCCACAAGGTCTGCGCCAACCAGCACAGTAAGGCGAGGATCGTTGTGATATTGCGCCGGGATATAAGTGCGGATCAGGTCTGAGGCCATGGCATCAAGGCCGACATAATCACCGCCTTCGCCCAGGGTAACGGCGTCCGTCAGAATACGGGAGGTATTGCCGGGCTGTTCTCCCCACTTTTTGGCGATTTCATGCCAGCCGATGTTGACGTCTTCGCCGTTCGGGTGACTTTCCGGGTCAGAGTTTTCAGCAGCCTCTTTACCGTTAAAGCCAATGCGCAGCATGTCCAGCGCAAAGTTGGTGACGGCGGCGGAGTTCATCAGGTTGAAAAATTCCTGCGGGCTGCCGGCATTCGCCCAGATGGCGAGTTGTTCCCAGGTGATCACGCAGCAGGAATCAGTTTCAACGAGTTTAAATTCGTTGCCTTTGATGCCCGAACCTTTAGCGAAACGACCGCTTTTCACGCGACCGGTGCGCAGCGTGGATTCGCCCACGGTGACGACCTGCCCCTGCGGGTGCGGAACGTCCATGCAGGTGATGAAACTCAGAAACTCTGTGCTTTCCAGCAGGGCTTTACGCAGGGCAATACTGCGTGGCTCGGTCAGCGAAAAGAAACGATCGCTTGATTTCCCGCAGTCACTGAATGTTTTTTGCAGTTCGCTGATGTACTGATTAACCAGCTTTTGTGCTTCTGGTGTCATGTTCATTGCGTTCTCTCCGGTTACACCAGGTTAAAAGTTTCGCCACCGGCCGGATTGTTGCCCGGCAGCTTCGTGGCGTCCTTGCTGAGTTCAGCAAATGCGGTTTCCATACTGGTAACCTTCTCCGCGATGGCGTTCACTGTGGAGAACAGCTTTTCGCCCTGCCCGGTGGTCAGCGTGAAGGTTTTGTCGTCCTTGTTGTTCTGTTCTGCGTTGTCCTGTCCCTGATCGCCGGTGCTGCCTTCCGGCTTGTTATCACCGGTATCTTTCGGGGCATTCTTCGCGCTGAACTGCGCGACGTTTTCTTCCAGTTTTTCCAGGCGTTCATCGATAGGAATTTAAAACCCGGAAAGATCGAAAAAACACCAGAAAGCGAATCACCGGGCGACATCTCACGCGTCTTATATTATTTGTATTGTCGATTAAAACGCATTGATTGATTGGAGTTGGGTA